TGCTTCTTCAGTAAACGTAAACCAGAAGTATTCCAACTTTGATTTCAATAACGCGAAATACATTAGAGTCACAAATCTTGACGTTAATCTTGGGCTTGAGTGTGCTTTCAATAGCAACGGCTTAGACGATCAGTGCTCGGCTTCAGAAACCGCCGATATGATTGCTGTAAAGCTAGGTCCACTCGAAAGCGTAATTGTCTGGGGAGGAAAGCGAAGCAAGTATGGAGACAGTAGAGTCGTGAATTATACGACGCTAGTTATGACAGATTTATCTTACATTTCATTAAACAATCCTGCAGAAGCAGCCACAGTAAATATTGAATTATTTGTAGCAAGCAATTAAATGATTACGTACGCACAAAAAAATTATCTTGAAAGCGTAGCAAAACAAATAGTCGCTGACGCAAAAAGTAATTTAAAGCAAGCTAAAGGATCTACAAAATTAGCAGGAAGTATTGACTATGATCTTACAATAAATAAAGACGAGTTTATAGTTGAATTTAAAATGGATCCATACGGAAACTTTGTAGACAAAGGAGTAAAAGGAAAAGGTGGATCTATTGGAGACGCAAGCTATGGTGGTCGGCGTTGGTATACAACTTGGGAAGGCAAAAGACTAGACAGCCCTTATGCTTTTGGAAAGTCTGGCGGCGGTGGTCTTAGACGTGGAATTGACAAATGGATAAAAACGAAAGGACTAAAAGGTAGAGTGGATAAGAACTGGAAAAGTGCAGGAAACAGAGGTGGTCAATTTATAACAGACAAGTCTTTGGCTTTCTTAATCACTAGGGCAATATATATAAAAGGAATGCACGGAATAAGTTTTTTCCAGAATGCAATACAAAAAGGAATTAAAGATTTGTCAGAAGGGTACGAAGTTGCTTTCGTTAATGACTTCGAGCAATCAATTGAAGGTGCAATAAAATAAAAAGATATGGCTAATATAGTAAAACAAGAACCACTATTCAGACTCGGAGCTTCTGGAAGACAAATAGTTTGGACAGTCGAAAATCAAAACATAGTATTAAATGAAGACAACGTCAGATTTATTTGTATGATCTATGGCGGCACAAATAATATTACAGGGTGGTACCAACTTGCAACTTTAAAAACAAGTCCAAATGCAATGGGCGTTGGAATGTTTGATATTGGAACAGTTGCAGAAAGTTACGCGAAACCAACTTATCAAGGAAGGCGTGGACTGGACACAGGAAATGGAGCAAATTGGTTTTCTACTTTTAAAGGCGTTCCTTACAACGAAGACACAAATCACCCTATCCACTGTATTGACAGATTTTGCACGAACAGCTCAAATATGTTTACGATCAATGTAACTTTTTTAGTTGAATATTTAGACGCCGCTTCTGGAGCTATAGAAGTTGATTACTCGCAGACCACTTTCGCAGGATCAGCTTATATTTTCAATGGAGTGCTCGGAAATACTAATCCGTTGACAAGTTGGAGTGGTGCTCAAGGATATAATATGATCGGCTACAACCCACAGGATTTCAGATATTCTGACGGATCTGGAGACTATTTAATACGTGGAGCTGCAGGAAGCGTAGAGGGTGGAAGGTTCGTTACTAATATGCCTACGAAACAAAAAATGAGACACGACGAGTATGGAACAGTCGCTTTCTTTAATTGTATAAATATAGTCGCTCCAATTTCAGCACAGGCAAATTTTGAGTCTTTACAAACAAATCCTGCAGACACAGTCAACCAATGGATAAACGGAATAGCAATGGTCTTTTACGATATTACTGGAGCTATAGTACAACAAAATTTTTACTCAAATGTTAGTCCAAACGGTGGAGCTTCAGAACGAACTGTCGACGATGATCAAAGCACGCAGTTAATATATTTTGGGCACGGTCTAGCTAATATGCAAGGGCGTGGAGAAACCTATCCTGCGACAGCCGTAAGCTACGACGTATACGCTACTAACAATGCAATTGCTCCAGACGGCGAAAGTGAAGCTAGTAGTGTTCCTGGCTGCACCTGCGTACCCTGTCACGATCCACCAGGAAAATGGCGTTGTGATCCAGGCGACGGATCTGGAGATTGTATTTATGACGACGAAAAGGAATGTCTTGAAGCTAATAGCCCGCCAGATCCAGACCCAGGAGAACCAGGCAAACCGTGGGCACCTATAGGCGAAGTTTATAATTATGAAATAATCACTGCAGACTGTAGAGGTTTTGAGCCAGTCAGATTAACCTGGCTTAATCGTATGGGAACTTGGGACTATTTTACGTTCACTAAAAAATCAAGCAGTACAATTTCTACAAAAGGAAAAACCTACACTCAATTAGCAGGAACTTGGAATGAAGCTTTCTGGAATCCATACGATCACTTAGGCGGAACTAAAACTTTTATAAACCAGTCAACTGAAACGCTGTCTTTAAATACAGATTACATTACACCAGAAACGGCTGCCTGGCTTGAAGAACTATTTACAAGCTCGGACGTTTATATTTTACACGATTTTAACAGATCAGAACCTGCAATGGCTTTTACGCACGCAAACTACGTGCACAGGTATTTGGAAGGAGTAACTGTTAAGTCAAAAAAGTACACGAAAAAAACTCGAGCGAATGACGGAGCTTTAATTGATTACAAATTTAAAGTTGAAAAAAGTAAACCTGTAAACATACAAAGAGCTTAAAAATATGATACAACTTATTTTATTTCCACAAGTTTACGACGGCTTTTATTCTTATACAGGACCGTCCAGTACTGGTGGTGGAACGAACTCAGGTTCTTCGTCAGCAAGAACAGCCGCTCCCAGAACACAGTCGCAAATACCAGGGACTCAATATTTAGGAAGCCCACAGTTTTCAACTGGAGTACAAGCAAACAGTACAAGGTTAGCGGCAAGAGCTTCTGGTTTTACGCCAAATGATCCACTGTTAATTTCTGATCCTGCACCTTTAGGACGTTGGAAATCAAGTGCCACTGACAATGCTTTAAAGACACCATTTTTTGAAGCAGGAGTTTTAACATTAAGCACTGAGCCGCAAGCACCACCCAGTCTAGTGACGAATACAATGTCTTGTATTTATACTACAGTTGATCAATTACAGAGCGGAAATTCATATCGAGTTTTAGTAACTATAGAAAGGTCTGACGCAGGGCAATTGAGACTTGGAAGCACTGGAGAAAATAGTTGGATACCTTCTTCTTCTTCAGCAAAACAAAGACCAATGACTCAGTTAGGCGGACGCCGTGGAATGCTGCAGGGTGGACTAGACTGGATAAACGCTGAAACTGGCGAAGCAGTTGGAAACCCTATTGAGTCTCCAATTACTACGCAAGCAAGATTTTATCAAGATTTTATAGCCGATCAAGATATGGAAGTTTTACAGCTTTCAAGATTGTCAGAAACGCACGGTGGAGAAACTGTGATTTCGACAGTAAGCTTAGTATCGTCAACTGCGAATTACACGTCTGCAAACGATGGTACAAGAGGTCCAGTCAGAAGTAGTGGTGGATCAGGAGCAAGTAGTTTTGTAAGCGTGCAAACTTTTATAACAGATGGTCAAGTTATTGTCGATTTATATAAAGACGAAAGCATACCTTTAGTTTTGTCAGTTGACAATTTTACAAATGTAGACGAAAAAATAGCAAGCTATTCAAAAGCTTTTTTATGTCCTGCGACAAAAAGAAACAATAAAATATTTGCCCATTATTTTGACGTAACTAGAACTCAAAATCACGATCCTTGGGTATTCAATCCTTACGCTAAAACGAAAGCTATTATAAAAGACGATACCGTTATTGTATTCGAGGGTTGGATGAAACTAATAAACGTACAAGAAAAGAACGGTCAGATCAGTTACAATATTAATCTTTACAGCGAGCCGACTACGTTTTGCGACTATCTAAAAGCCAATACTATTGGAGCTTTAGATTTTAACGAACTTGCTCACGATTACGACTTTACAAATATTGAAGCTAGTTGGGACTCGCCAGGGCTAAATTTAACAACTCCTTTGCCTGCAGGATCTTACGCAGGAGCTGCAGGAGCTACGCAGACTATGGTAATGAAATATCCAGTTTGCAACTGGCAAGGTGCTTTTGAATTAATGGAAATCACCAATCCTGCAGACACGATACGAGTCAATAATTTTGAAGCACTTTGCAGACCTTGGCTGCAGTGCAAATATTTACTTGACAAAATGTTCGAAGCGACACCCTTTAGCTATTCAAGCAATTTTTTAAATAGTGCTTATTTCAAGAAACTATTTATGGATTTCAATTGGGGTTCGTCAAGTGGAGTTTTAGCTGCAACTTTCAACGTGCAAAGTAATGAAGAAATTGGAAGTCCTTCCAGTAGCACTGCAGGAACGTCTACAGGAGTTGGATCTTGGGAGCGAATGATTTTTCCAACGATGACTCAAGAAGAACCTGCAGGAACTCAATATGTTTATTACGATACGCTTACAGGAGTTTTTACAAATCTACACCCTGGAGCAAATATTATTTGTTGGGGAAATGCAAGGTTTAAAAGAACGCACTACAATACAGAAGGCGAATGGCGAGCTGTAAAAACAGAGTTTGCGACAGGAATTGTATCGACAGTAGCTACTGGAGCTGTACATTGGTTAGAGTCGATAAACGCAGGGTGCTACGTAAAAAGATTTGATTGTGATATTTTGCCTTCAGTGGATCACGAATGCGGAGCAGGATACCAACTAAGCGGTGGTATTATGATACCAATGGAAGCAGGCGACGAGGTTATTTGGGAGTTTAGAAAGTCTGGTGGTTGTGGTGGAATGCACCTTTCTGATAATTCTGATATTAGTAATTGGTCTTATACTTCTTACGAAAGCAGTTATAATTCCGATGACAATAACAATTTCTTCTTCCAAATTACTGGTGGTCAAGCGACTATGGCTTTCCTTATGCAAGGGCTAAGATCACAAATGAAGCAATATGATTTTTGGGCAGGAATTAAAGAAATGTTTAATTTAGTCACAATGCCTGACAAGACAAGACCAAACCATTTGATAATAGAACCTTACAATGATATTTTTATTGACAACCCAAATAGTAAGCTTTGGGACTGGACTAATAAGATTGACCTAACAAACATTAAGCACGAGCCCTGCAACAAAATTCCTAAAAGGACAATTTTTACTTACGAAGAAGACAAAAAAGATTATCGACTTACAGTTTATCAAAACGCTTTAGCAGGATACTATTATGGGACTAAAGTTTACGAAGCAGGAGACCAATTTTTTAGTTTGCTTACAGGAGAAAAAAAGATCACGGCAAAACCTTTCGCTCCAACCCTAGTAGCACCGCTTTCAATGATACACCCAAATTTTATAATTTCGCATATTTACGGAGCGAATAAAGAAGGTACTGAATTTGAGCCAATAGACAACAAGCCGAGAATATTATACGACAACGGTTTGCAGACAATGCCGACTGGAGTGCAAATATTGTTTGCCTTGTACGGTGGTTGGTTCCCACACTTCACGAGCACGTATGGATCGTTTTCTCACCTAAACGAAATTCCGACCACGCCAAATACAGTCGATCTAAACTTCGGAGAATGTCCTTTAGTCAATCCTGTAGGAAATTCACCTACAGATAATTTATTTAATACTTACTGGGCACCGTATTATAACGAATTATACAACCCTGACACCAGAGTTTTAAAATTAAAAATTGCGTTAACTCCAAGAGATATATTTGAGTTTAATTTCTACGATCGTATTTACATTAAAAACCGCGAATACCGAGTCAATAAAATTAAGTACAACTCAGGAACTTTAGCTCAAGTTGAATTAATACTTATAACATAATGAAATTCAAAACAGGACAAAACCTAAAACCTCATCGGACAACGCCTTCTGGACAAGTTATATTTACTGACGGACAAACAGATTGTACGCCAAACCAAACGACTTGCGTAGCTTACGGATATACTTGGAATAGCCAGACAAATATTTGCTCGGCATTTCCTGCTTTAGACTCTAAAAGCTTACTGGTATCCACGCTTTCTTTAGGAAATTCAGTTGCAGGAGTGCGAAACGAAGTAAAAGCAGGCAGCTATCATAACGAAATAAACGGATCAAATAATATAATAGACGAAGCAGTACAGAATGGTCTTATAACAGGATCAGGAAATGATATATCCAGAGGTCTAAACAATACAACGATTTCTGGACTGGAAGGAAAGGTGCTAAGACAAGGAGAAAAAATGCAAGGAGCAGGCGTTTTTAACTTCAGCGAACCTTATAGACTCAGTGGTTTTGCTCAGTGCTCGACAATACAGTTTACAGGAGTAACTATCGGAGCTGTTCCAGTACCAATGAAAATAAATGGTATTGGAGACTTAGTTTTACAAAATAATTCAGTGATAGGATTTGATATTAAAATGCTTTCGCTTAATAAAACTAACGGATCTTATGTTTATTATAGGCACGAGGGAGCTATTCACGTCGATAATTCGTTTTTAGCTACAATTTGTATTGATACTCAAGCAATAATTTGTCAAAAAGGAGAGGGTGAAGACGCTCCTTGCTTAACTTCAATCAGTTTAGTACAGGCAAAAACGGCTGACGACGTACAAATGGTAGTTACAGGGTGCTCAGATCAAGAACTTTTACACCACGCAGTTATGAATTTACACGAAACAAGGACTAATACTTATATATAATGGCGAAAACAATAGATATATCCATAAAAAGTAACATAAAACAAGCTGCTTCTGACACGGATCAGTTTGCAAATGCAATGGAAAAAGCCACTACTGACGTGGATAACCTTAATCAACAGCTAGGAATACAAAATTCAGTGATTACTGACTTAGAAAAGGACCTAGTTGGTATGGAAGCGACGCTAAGAGAAACTCCAAAGACTGGAGCTGCAGGGTTTTACGCACTCGAAAAGGCAATTGCGAAGTCAAAAGACGAGCTAAAACTGGAAAAGATAGGGCTAAAAGAGCTCGGAAACGAAATGAAGACTGCTAATACGCAGTTAAAAAAGCAAGTAAAGATACTACAGGACAAGGAAAAAGCTCAAAAGAAATCAACTGCAGCTACAAAGAAAGGAAATATGGCTACCAGGACCTTTGCAAAAGCAGGAAAAATGCTTGGAAAAGCGTTTAAAGGAATTGGAATTGGTCTTCTAGTAGGTGCACTTGCGTTACTTTGGAAAGGGCTGCAGAAAAACAAAGCAGCAATGGATATTATCGAAAAGGTCACGTCTACAGTCGCTTCAGTATTCGGACAAGTTGCAGACGTATTAATGGACGTTTACGAGTGGGTGACTTCGTCAAGTGACAGATTTGACGGATTGACGAAAGTTGTAAAAGGATTAATCACTTTAGCGTTAACGCCCTTGAAAATGGCGTTTTATACAATCAAATTAGCAGTGCAAGCTTTAATGTTAGCTTACGAAACTTCAATTTTTGGCTCAGGTGATCACAGTAAAATTGCTTCACTTAGGGCAGGAATACTTGAGACAAAAGACGCAATGGTCGAAGTTGCAGAAGCAGCAATTGACGCAGGAACAGATATTGTAAATAATATTGGAGACGCAATAGGCGAAGTCGGAGCTATGGTAAGTATGGCTGCAGACGGAATAGCTCAAATTGATATTGCTGCAACCTATGCAGCAAGTGGAGCTATGGTAGAAGCCCAAAACAATGCAATCTTATTGCAAGCTATAATGGAAGGAAAAATTGCAGCGTACGAACGCGAGCTAGAAATGCAATCAAGGATCCGAGACGACGAAAGTAAGACAATGCAAGAACGCGAAGCGGCAAATGCAGCAATGCTTCAAATATTAACTGATCAAGGAAATGTAAGACTAGAGCTAGCTGACCTTGCAATTGCTTCAGCGGAAAAAGAGCTAGCAGCGAATAGAGGAAATATTGAAGCTCAAGCAGAACTGACTACAGCAATAAACGATCGAGCTGCAGTCGAAGCAGAAATTGCAGAAGCAAAATACGAAATAGACTTAGCAGCTTCAGAACTTAAAGCTGAACAGGCAGAAATAGATCAAGAAGCTTACGACAAGAAATTAGAAGACGACGCTTACCTTTTGGAATTACAGCAAGAAAATTTACTAGCAAGCATTGAAAATATAAGGGAAGCTGCATTAATGGAGCTTGAAATTCAAAAGCAAAAGGATATTGAAGCAGCAATGGAGCACGAAAACTTCGAAGCTATAATTGCTGAAATTGATAAAAAATACGCACGAAAAGAAGCAGCTATAAATAAGACCGCTGACGCTGCAGACAAGAAAATGGCTAAGCTTAATATGAAAGCGAAAGTCGATATGGCTAAACAAGCTTTTGACGGCTTAGCTACTATTATGGGTAAAGAGTCTAAAGCAGGAAAAGCAGCCGCGGCAGCCAGTGCTACAATTTCAGCTTTACAAGGTGCGACAAGTGCTTTTGCTTCGCTTGCACCTATTCCTTTCGTTGGTCCTGTCTTAGGTGGTATTGCTGCAGCTGCAGCTTTAGTCGCAGGTTATGCAAATGTAAAAGCAATTTATGCTACTAAAACTCCAGACTTACCAGACAGTGATGTCAGCGGTGGTGGTGGTGGTGGTGGAAATACTCCAGATATTGCTGCAGCCGCTGCAGACGCTGAACTTCCTGCACCAGAAATGGTAGGTGGAGCTTTTGAACTTGGTGGTGGAGACGCTCCTGGAGCTACGCAGGCGTACGTTGTCGCTGACGATATGACCTCGGAGCAAGAACAGCTTGCAAATATTAGAAGACGTGCAAGTATATAAAAATCAAATATAAACTAAAAAAATACTTTAATAAATATGAAGAAAAGAAAACTCACTAAAATCACAGAGCTTATAATTTCTGACGAGTCGGCTGAACTCAGTATTGACGCAATATCCTTAGTAAGCCAACCTGCAATTGAAGTTGACTTTGTCTACCTAAATAAACAGAAGCAAAATTTAACTATGTCGAAGGTTGACGAATTTAATCGTGAAATAATTTCGCCTGCACTTATTCCAGACAAAAATATATTCCGACACGACCCTTCAACAAATCAAGATTTTTACGTTTATTTTTCCAAGAAAACCGTAAAAAAAGCAAGTGAACTTTATTTAAGATACAATAATCACCACAAAGCAACTTACCAACACGAAGAACGCGTTGCAGGAATTTTAACTACTGAGTCCTGGATTGTCGAAGACTCGGAAAAAGACAAAAGTGCGTTGTATGGTTTTTCGCTTCCAGTGGGCAGTTGGTGCGTCAAAATGAAAATCGAAAACCAGGAAATTTGGGACCAGATAATAGACGGAAAATTGAAAGGAATTTCTATTGAGGGTTTTTTCGTTGATAAAATACAGGCACTAAGTAAGGAAAAAGATCCAACTGATCAAGAAGTACTAAGTGCACTTAATGAAATTATAAATACAAAAAAATAATATGAAACGAAAATTGAAAGACCTACGACAAGGAGTTAAAATAGCATTCCGAAACCATCCTAAAGCTTATAAAATTGCACTATCCAGAATGGACGATATTCAAGAGAAAATAAGTCAAGGACACTTGGGCGACTTTGTCGAAGAAGCTTACGACGAAGCGTATTCTAAAATTATCTTAGCAAAAGATATTGTGCGTTTCGATATGAATGACGCGTACACAGAAGCAGAAGGAATGCTTAACGACCTAGAAGCTGTCGTAAACGATTTAGGACTAGATACTCCAAGAGAAATTGCAGACTTACATAATGAACTCGTAAATTTAGGTGAAGAAATTTCTGAATGGGAGCGTAAGATTGATCAATTTTGGAGCTAATTAATAAATTAAAAAAATAGGAGTTATGGATATGAATAAGTTTTATCACAATGTTTCAGCAACAAAAAATGTTTTAAATACTGACGAGCGAAAATCTGAAAGTCTTATGCTTTCGGTTTTGAGTACGTTGGACGACACCTATGCTGAAGCAAGTAGTTTAGTGCAAGTATTAAAGGAAGACGCAAATGTTTACGACAACGCAGTCGATCGAATAGAGTCCGCAAGCGTAAAGCAAGTGGAGTCAGAAGAAAAGGTTTTCGAATGGCAAGACAAATTAGAAGACCTTATTTTAGATAATAGAAGCAAGGAAAATGATTTTGAGCAAGAAGTTGAAGACAAAAAAGAAGACTTAGCAGGATTTCAAGAAAAATACCAAGAAGCGTGGACGGAATTTAGAGACGCAGACAGTGAACTTACAGGTGCAGAAAGCGAAGCGTCTCAAGTATTAAGTAGACTGGAAAATCAAATTGACAGTTTATTAAGTGGAGCTGACGCTTTAGGAATAAGCGTTGACGTGACTAAGTACGAAAATGTCAGAGACAGTTTAGAACAAAATATGTCGCACGCAAAATACGACGATATAGGGTTTTAAAAACTGAAAATCAAATAGATCTTAATTAATTACTTTAGTAAATACAAACCTAATAAAAAAAAACTTTAAAAATGGCTAAAACAAATCTTAAAAAACAGATCCTAACTGCATTAGGTCTGGACAAAAAAATTGAATTAGAATGGCAGGCAAAGCTCACTGACGGCACGATTGTAGTTTCCAGTGCACCTGAGCTTGAAGCAGGCGTGGATATAGGAATTTTAACAGAGGACGGAACGGTTATGCCGCTTCCGATCGGAAGTTATGAAACGGACGAAGGCGTAGGATTTACGGTTGAAGAAGACGGTATTGTTTTCGAATTACTTACTGAAGAAGAAGAAGCTCCGAGTGAAGAAACAGAAGAAGAAGCTACTGAAGAAGTGGAAGCAAACGCTCACGATATGAAGCAAGTTAAAAAATTAATTATCGAAGTTGTCAGAGCTGCAATGAAGGAAATGAAATCTGAAAATCAAAAATTATCAAGACAAATAAGAAGACTGTCTAGCACACCTTCTGGAGACAAAGTTAGTTTTGGTAAATTCAGAAAATCTACAGGTGGATCAAAAGAAGTGTTAAGCACTGAAGACTATAATAAACTTTCTAAGTTGGATCGCTTTAACTACAACTTACAAAAATAATTAATAAAAAAATAAAAATTTAAAAAAATGGCAGAAACTAGACAACCAACGATCAGCACGAACTATTGTGGGGACCACGCAGGGCAATATATAGCCGCTGCTTTAAAAGAAGCAAAATCATTTGATTTTATGCAACTTTTGGAAAATATTAAATACAAAAGATCTATTACTAAATTAACTGGAGGTTATGGTGGTGGGTCTGCAGACTTAGTAAGAGCAAGAACTTGCGACTTCACACCTGCAGGAGAGCTTACGCTTTCTGACAAGGTTTTAGAACCAGTTGCTTTACAAATAAATTATGAAATTTGTAAGGGTGAACTTATAAAAGACTGGCAAAGTCAACAAATGAAAGCAGGACAATGGAATACAGCAATGTCTCCAGACTTTTCTACTTTCTTATTAGCAAGAATTGCAGGAATTATAGCACAACACGCTGAAGAAAATGTTTGGAGTGGAGCAGCTACAACTCCAGGACAATTTGAAGGATTTATGACTGCAGCAACTGGCTTATTTACGGCTGATCCTGTGACTTTAGCACCTGCAGTTACTGGTGGTGTTTATACTACAGGGACTATCGTTGCTGACTTAACTGCTTTATTAACGGCTGTTCCAAGTGCTGTTTACTCTAAAATTTCTGAAGACTTATATATGTATATGAGTCCAACGACTTACAGAATGTATATAGCTGCAATGAGTGCTTCTGGATATATAAACGCTTATTCAATGAATGACAGTTACCAACCATTTTTCGAGGGCTGTAAAATTGCCGTTGTACCAGGAATGCCTGACAATAACGCTTGCGTTGCACAGTCAAGTAATTTATACGCAGGTGCCGATTTATTTTCGGACGAAACGGAAATTCGTGTTTTAGATATGAGTCCAATTACAGGAAGTGATAATATTAGAATTGTCGCAAAATATTCTTTAGCGGTACAAACTGGATATGCTTTAGATATTACTTGGCAAAAATAATTTATTAATAACTAAAACATAAAAAGCTTATGGCATTTGATTGTGATTTAACGAAGGGTAGGGGACTTGGTGGCTGCCTTACTACAACTGGCGGCGTGAAATACGTATATTTCTGTGCGTACGAACCTGCTATATTTAACACCACTTTGGGTGGGACTTTTCCTACTTCTGAAATAACTGAATTTGATGGTATTCCAATTTTGTATCGTTACTCTATGAAAAGGGGAGCTGGCTCAGTCGCCGAAGCAATTTCTGCGTCCACTGAAAACGGCACGGTTTTTTATACGGAAACCGTCACAGTAAAACTTCACAAATTAAGCAAGGAAGATCAAAACGAGTTGAAGCTCATAGCTCAAAATACTTTGGTCTGTTTTGTTGAATTAAACGAAGTAAACGCTGCAGGAAAAAATGTGATCTTTTGCGTAGGTACTGACGCAGGTTGTACCATTTCTGGTGGTACTAACTCAAGCGGTGCTGCAATGGGAGATTTTAACGGATACGAATGGACCTTCGAAGCCAACCAGTCTTACCCTATGGTAACTGTGACCGACTACGGAGTTACTCCATTTGATCAAGCAGCTTTCAACGGTGGTGCAGGAATAACTGTAGATCCAAACTAAAAAGATTTTCTTTATCTGTTTTAAAGAGGGTAGTCGAAATGGCTACCCTTTTTTTATTAATTCAAATAAATATTAATAATTTACTTTAATAGATATGATACACGCTAACCAATTTGTCAATCCTACAACTTTCAACGTAAGACCAGTGCAAAGAACTGCTTTTCCTGGAGAACTTTTCGACAGGCAAAAACTGACTTATTTAGTGCAATTTGTTAATGATATGACAGGAGACGTACAATATGCTTATCCGTGTAAAACTTTTACTCCAGACACTGAAGCAATAAGAGACTTTGGAGCTAGAACTTCGAGCTATCAATGGTCAGAAATTAATTTCAAGCAAGTGCAATGCTGTCTTGATCAAACCGATCCAAATTGTATAAACCCTGTAAATATGCCAAACGTCTACAGTGGTCAAATTTGTTTACGTGAAGCAGGATACTGGTATTACGTTATTTGCGAAGTGTATTTTCCAAAAGGAATTGTAATTGACTTTGCCGATGATCCTAATTACACTTTAATAAGACCAGGTTTAGCTCCAATAGATTTCGAAAATACTTTTGAAGAAGGAAAACCAGGAGACCCAGATCCAGAAATTTACAAAGGTCAGTTAGGAATTATAGTAGAAGAAGGAAAAATGCTTGTAAAAAGAGATCCAACCCAAATAACTTATGAAAGCTACGTGGATCCAGACGACTTAACTAATAACAATTATATTTACAATGGAGAACAATAAGAGTCCAATACTTAACATAAATTTAGAGACGCAGACGGCTCCAAAAATACGCGAGACTAGCTCAAAAGAGTGGGTAGAGTACGGAACGCAAGAAACTGCAAATACCTATCCAAATTTTTTAATTGATTTATATTATAATTCAAGCACCCACGCGGCTATTATAAACGCCACTAGCGAAATGATTTCTGGAACCGAGCTTACTTGTCAAGAAGACACTGATTTTACCTTAGACGCGTACGTACGGCTTAAAAAGTTTTTAGCAAACGCAAACCCAAACGAAACCTTACACGAAGTAGTTAAAAAATTAGCTTTTGACTTCAAATTGCAGGGTGGCTACGCGTTAAATATAATCTGGAGTAAGGATAAAAAAACCATAAGCGAAATTTTCCACGTGCCTGTAGAACGTCTTAGAGTTGGTAAGCCAGACGAGACTGGACGAGTAACTGAATATTGGATCAGTGCTGACTGGGAGAATACAAGAGAAAACGAACCAATAATGGTGCCTGCGTTCAATGCAAATGAAATTGAAACTGCAAATCAAATCTTATATACTGGCAGGTATTCTCCAAATATGGATATTTATTTTGTACCAGATTACGTGGGTGGCTGTAACTGGGCGTTAATAGATCAAAAAATTTCAGAGTTTCACCTAAATAATATACAAAATGGCTTCGCAGGATCCTATTTTATTTCGTTCGCGAATGGCGTTCCCACGGAGCAGGAGCGTTTTGATATAGAACGAAGTCTTGCAGACAAATTTACAGGCACTCAAGCTAGTGGACGCTTTGTTTTAACCTTCAGCGAAAGCAAAGACAGGGTACCAGAAATAACTCCAATTGCAATGAGTAACGCCGACAAACAATATTTGGCTTTACAGGAATTGA